GATGTTGTGGAAGCTGTTATCCTGTATCTAGCCAAGGAAGCTGGTCATAATGTGGAAGATCAGCAGAAGCAGATCGAAATAGACGGGATAAAAGGCCACATTGATGCCGTAATTGACGGTCAGTTGACCGATGTCAAGTCTAGTTCTAGCTACGGGATGAAGAAGTTTAAGAACGGTACGCTACCCGACGATGATTCGTTTGGTTACATCTCTCAGATCAGCGGGTATGCTAATGCTCTGGGTAAGGATAGCGGAACCTTCTTGGCCTTCGATAAGAGTAGTGGGGAACTGGCTACCTACACCCACTCAGAGCTTGAGGACACGCCTAAGCGCATCAAAGAGGTGCGGAAGGTACTGGAAGGGTCTGAACCCCCTGAGAGACCGTTTGAGGCGGTTCTGGACCGTGCTACTAAGCGCAATAAGTTGGGCATAAACTGCTCCTACTGCTCCCATAAAAAGGACTGCTGGAAGGCAGAGGATGTCAACTTAGAGTTCAAGAGCGGTAGACCAGTATGGTTCTTGGGTAAAAAGAAGGCTAAGGGTTCCAATGCCTCAACTTTCTGATGAAATGCTAGGAGATATCGCAGAGGCGCACTCCCCTGAAGCCATAGTAGAGATTCTGGACTTGGATAGTCTGGAACTCCTACTTGCCTTCAGGGAGCGTGTCCAAGAACAATTAATCAAATTTGAGGTGAGGCCCGTTGACTGCCATGAAATATAATTCCAGCGAAAACCCACAGTTCCGCTCCAAGTTCTCTGAAGATATTTTCAACCACAAGTATGCTCACGATGGGTGCGATACTTGGGCAGACCTAGCCAAGACGCTGGTCAGGGATGTTTGTGGTGACTTCATAGACAAGCCCCTTATGTCCAAGGACGATCAAGACCAGCTTATAGAGTACATCACAGACCTGAAGTTTATCCCCGGCGGTAGGTATCTCTACTACGCTGGCAGGACTAATAAGTTTTTTAACAATTGTTATCTACTCAAGGCAGAGGAAGATACCAGAGAGGATTGGGCTAATTTATCATGGAAAGTAGAAAGTTGCCTGATGACGGGCGGGGGGATCGGCGTGGACTATTCAGTATACCGTCACTCTGGTTCAAGGCTGAAGTCCACAGGTGGTATTGCCAGTGGGCCGGTTCCAAAGATGCAGATGATAAACGAGATAGGCCGCAGGGTGATGCAGGGGGGGAGCCGTAGGAGTGCTATCTACGCAAGCCTAAACTGGCAGCACCTAGATGCTGAAGAGTTACTTAACGCTAAGAACTGGTACAATATGCCAGTGGGTAGCACAGGTGTTAGCTTAGGTCAGGTTAAGGAGCAGGACTTTAACTTCCCCGCTCCTCTGGACATGACCAACGTGAGCCTAAACTACGATACAGATTGGCTTAATAATTACTGGGAGACAGGCAGTGTCGGGAATATTTTTCGCCAGAATGTTAAACAAGCTCTCTCCACCGCAGAGCCGGGATTTAGCTTTAATTTTTTTGATAAGGAGAACGAGACTCTACGCAATGCGTGTACTGAAGTCACTAGCGCAGACGATTCGGACGTTTGTAACTTGGGTTCGCTCAACCTTGGGCGTATAGAAGACATAGAGGAACTTAACAACGTCTGTGAGCTTGCTACCAAGTTCCTCATATGCGGTACGTTAAAGGCTAAACTACCTTACGGCAAAGTGTCAGAGGTCAGGGAGAAGAACCGTAGACTAGGGCTAGGCTTGATGGGGGTACATGAGTGGCTCATCAAGAAAGGGTACAAGTATGAGGTTACTACTGAACTACACAGATGGCTCAGTGTCTACAGAGGAGTTAGCGATAGTACTAGCCGTGATTACTCTAGGGTTCTTTCTGTTAGTACTCCTGTGGCTAATAGAGCGATTGCCCCCACTGGCTCAATCGGTATCCTTGCTGGTACTAGCACTGGGGTTGAACCTATTTTTGCTGTGGCCTATCGTCGTAGGTATTTGAAGAGCAATAGCCGATGGCACTACCAGTATGTAGTGGACAGTGCAGCGCAGGAGATTATAGACCTGTACGGAACCAATCCTAACAAGATCGAATCTGCCTTGGACTTGGCAGAAGACTACAAGCGACGCATCAAGTTTCAGGCAGATGTGCAGGACTATGTGGATATGGCTATATCGTCTACCATTAACTTACCAGCATGGGGGTCAAAGCTGAACAATGAGGACACAGTGGAAGCATTTACCGATACTCTTGCTTCTTACGCTCACCGCTTGCGGGGTTTCACCGTGTATCCTGACGGGTGCAGAGGAGGACAACCTCTTAGCTCTGTGCCGTATAGTGAAGCTGTGACCAAGCTAGGGGAAGAGTTTGAAGAAGGTGTGGAGACGCACGATATTTGCAGCATTACTCAACGAGGTGGAACGTGCGGAGTGTAAACGAGTATCAGAGGGCTGTGAGCATCACTGAGAAGGCTGATGACCACCTATCGAACATTATTGAATCTCGTGATGCTAAGGCTATCATGCTTAGTGTGAAGGGCGGTGGTTGCGCTGGCTTTACCTACGAGTGGGATGTTATGGATAGCGTGGAGTGGGACGCTTACGATGCTATACCTCTGACCAACGGTTACTTGTGTATCAGCCCTTCGGCAACATTGTTTATAACTAACACCACCATAGACTATACTGAGGACATCAGCGGTTCCAGAATAGTTTTCAAGAACCCTAACGCCACTTCCCAGTGCGGTTGCGGGGAGAGTTTCGGAGTGTAGTATGGGTCTAAGTTTTATCAGGGAGATACGGTATATACACCAAGGACCGGCCAGTGGGGTTGGGTATCAGATTATTAACCCTCATGGTCATGTAGTACATGAAACTACAGATAAGGACGAGGCTGAGAGGTATCTTATGGAGTACGATCACGAGTCTATGAACGTCATTTTAAGGAAGAATGTCAAGGATTTACAGGAGCAGCTTCAAGAGTCATATAAGAAGCTGAAAGAAATGTCTGATAAGATAGAGAAGCTACGGCATAGGAATAACTTTACATAGCGTACAGTTTATGGTATAATAGGTGTATTACGGAAAGTGCCAATCTTGGGCTTTCTAAACTTCTTGCCGAAAGGGAGAATACAATATGCTTAGAAATACAGATTTAGATAACTTCTCTAAATATGCGGTTGGTTTTAATAGTTTCTTTGACAGTATAGAGGCTGTTTTAGGAAGCTCTGGTTTCACAGCCAACTACCCCCCTCACAACTTAGTAAGAGTAGGCGAGAATCGCTTTGCGGTTTCGATGGCTCTAGCTGGCTACTCAAAAGATGACCTCACCGTAGAGTGGAAGGACAGTCTCTTGGTTGTCACAGGAAGCCCCTCAGCCGATAAGGAAGAGAAGGGTACAATCCATCACGGGATTGCGAAACGGAAGTTTACAAAAACTTTTGCCTTGGGGGAATATGTAGAAGTCGATCATGTGACCTTTAAAGACGGGTTGCTCGTGATTGAGCTTAAACGTGTAGTTCCAGAAGAGGAACGCATGAAGGTTGTACCAATCAAATAGATGTAGGTGTTAGCGATGTGGGTGATAGCGGTGAAAACGGTATTGGCGTGTTTAGGCTAGTGGGTGCTTCCGCAGCTTCCGCTTGTGGGGTAACTAGTGAGGTAGGAGTAGAGTCACCAAAAGGACCATATGGAGAAGTTTGTGCACTTAGTGAAAGAGAATTAGGTGGAACATTTACAGTTGGAACTGCCTCTCCTCTGTTAGAAAAACCTTCTAAACCTTGTACTGCGTTGGTTACTGCTGAATCTCCAAACACAGACTGTGCTAGACTGCTGAATAATCCGTACTGGTTAGCAAATTTTCCAAACGGGCTTAGAACCAGACCTAAAGTGTCTCCTAGGAAAGCAGATAAGAAACCACTTAGACTAAAGCCCTGTGGACCGCCATCAGCAGAAGCTATGCTACTTACGTTACCACCATCTCCGACCATAAACCCCATAGGCGGTGTTGGACCTACTGCGCTACCCGTTCCTGTAGTACCCGGACTAGAGGGGCCTAGGCTTGCAGTAAATCCGAATGGCCCTCCTGATGAAACCCCTATTCCAGAACCCGGACCGGGACCACTTGCAGCAACTCCTCCCGGCCCTCCTGTTGCCCCTGTGCTACCCGGACCTCCTACACCACTAGTGTAATATTCTAGCAGTCCAGTAGCAGGGTTGGTAGTACCAGCACCGCCCAACTGTTCGAGCAATCCTGCCTCTGCTGCGCTAATATGAGCAACTTGGCCGCCTAGAGCAGCGTTGTCTTCGCCTCTACCTGCCTCTGCTAGTAGACCATACATCTATTTACCTTTCATCCCGCCACATCTTGGGCAAGATTGTTTGTTACCTTTATCAGCACCGCAGTAGAGACATCTCATTTCCTCAAGGCATCCCTGACATTAATAATCCTGCCGCCTGCTCTCTCCTGATCGCTGATTCCTGCTGTTCTTGCGCTGCCCTCTGTCGATAATATCTGATAGCAGCCTCTACATCTGCGTCCGGCTGGTCAGCTAGTTCTGCCAACATCTGAGATTCTCCACTACGAGCGGTGGGAATACCGAATGATGCTAAGGCTAAAGGCCATCCTGCTGCTGTAGTTGCTCCTCGCAGTGCCATGCGGGAAATGTCTCTACCTGAAGGAAATTGAACAGGTGGGGAAGCAGTTCTTGTAAGTCTAGGAGAATCTGAAAGTGGCCTGTCAACTTGCCGTGGCTGTGGTTTTCTTTCAGTGTCTGAAGACTCAGGTCTGTTTGTTCTTTCAACATCTTTAAGTCTAGGAGCAGTTCCCGGTATGGGAGTGCCAATAGGTAATCCTCGACGAGTTACCAAAGTTCTTCCCGTAATCTTTTCCTGCTCTAGTAAGTCATCTCTGACTTCATTTTGTAACACTGCCCAAGATTTAAAATTAGGATGGGGGTCTCTTTTATCAAAGGGAGATACATCTTTGGTTAATTCATACTTCAGTAATATACTGTCACGGGGTCGATCTGGGTGCCTTCCGGTGTGATCTGGCTTAACATTTGTCCATACGCCACTCTTTTTTGACAGAACTTCATTAACATCTTCGTACTCCTGTGAAAGACGTTCCCAGTACCGTCTTGATGCCTTCTCAGCATTCCCCCCTACCTTATCCGCAGCGTGTCGTGAGCCTTCAAAACCTCCGGGTACTCCGGGACCACCTCCAACAGTACTTCCCAGATATTGTACCATAAGTTTCTTAATCCTGCTCTGTAGTTTATAAAGATCGCCTATACTAGAACTCGATAAATCAACTCCTTTTAAAATACTCTGAAAAGGAAACTTAGGTATAGCAACAGATGCCGCACCTTGCAAAAACTTTCTGCGAGTCACCTCTCCTAACCCTAAAGCACTGAGCAGACCGTACTCCGCATTGTCAGGTACGGGTAGTAAACCAGACTGAGGCTGCTGAGATTCAGATTCTGATAGAAGACCGGGCTGCGCCATTTTATTCACATAGCTCCTCGTAGACAGCGTTGTACTCGTCTGCCCACTCTAAAGTCTCGTCGCTCATCCTTACTGGGAAGTGGGTGTCCACGTTCTCGTCCTCGTAGAAGAAAGGTCCGGGGAGAGATACGCAAGGCACGTACTTAATCGTCCCTCTTGGCACCAAGGTATTTTGCAATACGCCTGTACTTAGACCGCAGCCGCTTACTATCAATATTGTTCCTAGCAACGCGAGCTTTTTCAATGGTGTTTGCAACATCGACCAAACCTTTGTTCACTGCTGCCGATTCGCCAGCCTTTATCAGTTGCCTACGCATGGCCCACTCTGATAAATGACCGACCAATCGGAGCATCACTTTTATTAAGCCTAGGATATGCACCTTGGTTAAGCGTCTAGGTTTTTATTCTTACCAACATTGCCAGCAACTATGTTAAGCACCCATAGTACTTTGCCGATAACCATATCGTCTTTACGGGTTGGGGTCAAAGCGGTAATCGCTGTGGCCGCTGTGACCAAAGTTGTTACAGCCGTGAGCCAAGCTGGGATGTCTCCAAACCAAGTCATTACGTGAGTAACAATACCTACAGTTTCAGTTTCCATAATTTAGTCCTCTCTATAATTTCAAAGATTGTACCACAACTGCCACAACACCAGCAGTCATTGTACCTATAACCAACCATGCTAGACGTTCCCACCTATGGGAATGTATTCCTAGCTGTTCTCTGATTAGCTTCATCTCTGCATGAGCATCTCCCCAACGTAATCCGCATTCCTTCTCGTGCCTAGCTATGGCGTGTAACGCATCTAACGCTGCTTTCATTGCTTCATCTTTAGGCGGTAGTGTGTCGGACAGTTCTTCGGTTAAGTTCAGGTTCCTACTGTCCATCCTTACTACCTTTAATCTTATTTGTCAAAGCCTGCTCAATTACAGGTAACAGCCGTATACCACAGAACCCTATGATAAACGCTATAGCTGGTCCCCAAGTTATGTCCAGTTCCCAGTGTTTCATAACAGGTGGTATGAAGAACTCTGCCGCAGCCCAACCTACAAGTATGGCTAGTATTAAGTCACGCCAACTAATAGCTTTCCGCACAGCCCAGTTAGCCAGACCGCCTACCCCAGACGCTGCGATGCAGCAGAACTTAGCACCTATTGTTAAGATCAACCACTCCACTGTAACCCTACTCCTTCTACACTAGGCTCTATTACAGGAGAGAGCCGTAATATTTATCAGCCCACTCTGTACCTATTTCTATTCTTTTCTTATCTTCTAGCTCCGGGTTTTCGGGACGCTCAAACCGTTCTCTAAACTTCCTAACACCTTCTCTCCAACCGCCTTTAAACGAGTCTCTAATCTCCCTACCAGACTTCACGCCTATCGTATCGATGGCACTGTCTCTATCACCCTTCCACTTGGTAGGTTCTACAAACCCCCTAGCCTTGTTACCGTATATTAAATCGCTCGTATACATGACCTGCGATTCAGCATCATCTTTCCTATCGTTAAACTTTAGCCATTCCTTATACGGTACTTTTATACTGCTGTGTAAGAACTGGAACAAACCTTCTGCCCCTGACTTACGGTTTACAGCGTGTGGGTTGTAGCTACTCTCTCTACCTATGTTTGCAAGAATGGCTATATGAGCGTTAGCGGGGAAGTGCTTGTGTACATAATTCTCGACTTCTTCCTTGCCTTCCTGACCTCTGAACTTACCCCTTACTCTACCTATTAGAGATTCCATTTCACGTTGTCCAGAGCGCAACGCATCTTCACCCTTACCCAGTAATCCCTCAAAGGACGGTAGGGCAGACATCTGCATTAGCTGTTGGGCATCGGTGTCATACGCTGGTGATTCTGGTGGGTTATCAAAGCCTAACAAATCGTGAAGCTTCCTACCTGATGCGTAAAGATTATCAGGGGGAAGTACCCTTCTTCTCTCTGTTGGGTCATGTAAAAACCCCATAGCGTTGTTAGGATCAACTGCCATCAGTAGTACTCCAAGTAGTAGTATTATAAGCGGGGAGAGACATTTCTAGCTATATCTCTACCTTCCTGTAGTGAAGACGTTACATCAATATTCTCTCTATTGGCCGCTATCTGTTGCACCATGTTTACAATGCTTTCACCCAATGCTGCAAATTGATTAGAAGGATCGTCTGTAGGAGTCGGGTTTTCGCTGGCTTGTATAATTGGGTCAGCTTGCCTCTCCTCGTTTACAGGTACTGGGTCAGGCTCACTTTCCATTGGTATGGTACTGTTCGCTTCCGCTATCCACTCTGTTACACCCCAAGCGTACAAACCCTTGGAACCTATAAGGCTGGCGTTTGCACTGTTTATGCTCTTCCTCCATACGTCTCTAACAGTTGGTTCCATCTTGCTCAAAGCTTCTTCAACGGTTTTCGTACCACCTCTAGGCGTTGTAACTCCTTTAGGTGGACTACCGTCAGCAGCATAGCCCATCCGTTTGGCTAACTCCAGCCATGCTTTACCGCCCGGAGCAAAGGAAGCTGTGGCAAACATGGTTGTAACTGGCCTAGCCGCAGCCCAAGCAGAGCCGCCAGAAACCATGTTAATAGCTCCCTGCAACCCTCGTATGGGAAGACCTGCTGCTGAGATAGTACCAGCAGCCATGTCTATGTTGTGCGCTCCTCGTATGACCAAGGCATAGTCGGTCAACGCTTGCGTATTTTTAGCTCCTAGAAGCGTATCTAGGGCAGCTTTGTTAGTCTGGTTTGCTTTTATAATATCGTTAGACCACTGTAACAGGGCTGTACTAGCTGCTTCAGGCTTCAGCCCTGTGGCTTCTATGCTACGCTTCCATATGACATCGTACATGGCTGCGTTGACCACTTCGGTTATCTCCGCCTCTGTCTTAGCGTCTACCTGCTTACCCCAATCTTTATACTGCTTAATCTTAGTTGCCAGCGATGGTAAACCCCCGCCTGACAAGCTTCTACCTACCGTAGACATCTCCTTGAACAGAGCGTTTACCTCTGCATAGCCGGGAGAAGTCATTAGCCTAGCTATGCCCTTCTTATCCCCAGACGCTATTTCTCGCAGAGTCTTTTTATAAAGCTCCATACCCGGCAACCCTACGATCTTACCAGAGGCGTTTTTCCAAGCAGCAGTAGTTTCCACGTTCGATATATCGTCAAGATGTTTTAAAGCCCTAGCAGCGTTTGCCCGTATCTGCCCTACATCTGTAGCGTTTATGATTGCTTCCCGTGTAAGACCGTACCTATCGCGGTTCCACCTCAAGTACTGTTGACCAACTG